CGACTTGCCACGGCCATGATGCAATCCAACCCATGTCCAGAGCCGGTCCTGCGTGCAGCGAGCAATTTTCATGGCTGAGAGTCAGGGCTAATCAGGTCGAGAAATGATTTGCGATTCCGCGCCAACTCCTGCCTCTCGTGCGTCAGCCTTCTCAGAGTATCTTTCGTCAGAAAAAATTAGGACATTGGTTATCGTCTCATCAACAACCATTGACTCCATAAAGACGAATTTGTCGTCACCCTCCTTGAAGCTCCAAAGGTCAAACACTACATCTATCCCATCTTCGACCAACTGCTCGGCCCACTGCCGAACCCGCTCTTGGTGACCAGGTGACGACCAGCTATAGGATATAAAGACACGAGGCTGCAAATTAGTTCTCCCCTTTTGGCGATTAGCACTCCACCGACTAAGATGGAGACTAGTCGCTGGCAAGCTCAGGCACAACTGCAGTGCTGGCCAATTACTCTAGCGTTCGCTTGTGACCACTTGTCTTCTTCGGGGAAGCCCCCCCGGAAAGAGCTCGTAAAGCTTCGAGCGAGAAATTCCGTATTGCCTGGTGATACGCGAAACCGAAGTGCCGCCCTCCAGGGATTTCGCTATGTCCTTGACAGGGTAAACTCGCGGAATTGTGGGGAAGTATGGCTGCTCTCCGGCTAGACATCGCATAATCGAATCTGCTAACGGCTCAGCCATCTTCTGACTGATACCAGTATCTTCTTGCATCGCGGACACTATCCTATTGCGAAGCTGACTGGCTGCATCTAAACGCGCGGGCATCAGAGGGTCCATCCGTCACGCGCGAAGCCAACATGGCGCCGAACTTCCCTGACGCCCGTTCCACGGGAATCCAAGTCTGCTCCAGTCGTCTCAAGCTCATTTTCAATTGGCGAGGGAATTTCCACCGCAGGCTTACATTCAGAACCTCTCATGCAAGCAGCATCCCAATCTGCTTTAGTGTACCGATGCAACCGAACCTCTGAATGGTGGGTCGCCGCGTATGCATATACCCAAGTGTCAAGCGGCTCATTCCTCACCACGCGCTTCTCAAATCGGTTCTTTACTGGGTTGTAGACTTCCGACACTAGGCCCGGGTAAAAGTCGGGTGGTAACTGATCGCTGAAGTGCACCAGCCGTGCGTCCGCCTGTCTCTCGGCGTCTGCTGACAGCCGGCTGTAGAGGTAGTGCTTCGCCGCCACACCGCCCACGTGATAGATCGTGATGCCGCGCTTGTCGGTGCGCCCGCGCCAAGTCACGTCAACCAACTTGCCCTTCGACAAAATCGGGGCATTATTCGGCACGGCACCGAAGATGCACATGGGCCGGGTGATCAGTCGCTGGCGAACGTAGTGCTTTACCGCCTCGGTGCGGTGACCACCGGCATCGATAGCAGTAGCGAGCGGCCGCAGTTGGGCGCCGTCCTCGCGCTCGATTGGTCGGTTGAGCAGATCGGTCAGCGCTACCCACACCGCTTCCTCCGCTGGGTCGCCGGGCAACTCCACATAGTCCAGCGTCCAGGCGGCCATGCCCCTGCCCCAACCGACGATATGCACCGCCAGACGATTGTCTTGGGTATCCACACCCACGGTGATGGCCAGCACGCCGCGCGGCGCGTGCCGCAGGCGGTATGGCTCTGCACGGTCGGCAATGACGTTGTGTTTCACCGCCCGCATCGACGGGTCCTCCCACGTCTCCGCCAGCCGGTCGTTGATGAACGTCTTGAGCGAGGCCGGGTCGTTTTGCGCGTCCAACCACTCGCGCGCCAAGTCCGCCCAGCGCGGCCCCAGGCCGAACTGATAATAGAGGCAGTTGATCGTGTAGCCACGCACGTCCGAGTACGGGTTGGCGGCCACCCAGCGGCCTGCGGCGATCATGTCAGTCTTGTGGTGCTCTTCGATTACGGAACCGCACTCGCTGCACCCGTACCAGGCGTGCTTGGCATCGGGTGACCACACCAGACCGCTCCAGCTCAACGCCTGGTAATGGCCGCAATGCGGGCACGGCACATGGAACCGGCGCTGGTCGCTCTTCTCGTAGAGCTTGGCAATGCGGCTCAGCCCCGCGATCCCCGGGGTGCTGATGTAAAGGCGCTTGTAGGTGGAAGGAAATGCCGAAGTGCGCCCGTCCAGCATCTTGACCGGGTCGTCGCCGGTGATCAGCTGCTGAGGCGCCTCGTCGATCTCATCGACGCCCAGGTATTTCACTGTCGTGGACTTCAGTCGCTGCGGGCTGCCCATGTGCTCCACGTAGAGCTGCCCCCCGGCGAAGTCCTTGAAGGTGCGCTGGTTGGCGCTGTCGCGACTAGCGGTGCTGCTGAGCGCGCGGCGCACAGCCGGGCACACTTCGATCATCGGATTCAATTTCTGTGCAATCCACTTATTCATGGATGCCTCTCCCGGCAGCGCGTACATGATCGGCGCCGGTGCGTAGTCCATCCAGTAGGCGATCGCGTTGGTGGCCAGCTGGCTCTTGCCGAACTGGATCGGGAACATCGCCACCAGCTGATGCACGGGGCTGCGTGCGGACATGGCGTCCATCGGTTCGCGTAGTGGCGGGTTGCGGTCGGTGACCCAGCGCCCCGGCTTGCTGCTGCCCTTGGTCGACAGGCGCATGTGCTCGTCGCACCACTGCGAAACCGTCTGTGGCCGCCTTGGCTGCAACGCTCGGGACAGCACGGCTTTGACGCGGAGGTTAGCGGACGTCATGAGCGATTCCTCCGCTATTCTTAGTTTCGTAAATTCGTCCAGTGGATCCCATATGTGGAACCGAGTCTCTCTCATCAAAGTAACCGCCCGCATTAGGTCCGCGCTTAACTGCAGTTGGCCTGCAGTCCTTGTAGCTGCAGCCTGTGGATCTATCGTCACCATTCTTCTTATCGACCCAGCACTTTTGTCCGGCGTGCTGTTCAACGAGCTCGCTGCCAACTGGGCCAGTGCAGTCGGATCGATTTGCGCAGTAGGGGTCGCACTGCATTTGGCAGGCTCGGCAAAGCGCGATGCAAATGAGGCGGCAAGAATAAGAGCAGAAGTTGCTCTCCGACTGCTCTGGCCAGATCTCCGAAATTACCAGGCTGCCCTGAAGCGCCTCAATAGAAGCACCATCACAACAGAATCGTGCTCGAAGGATATCAACACGGTTCACGTGCAACGAATACTTGGCCAGCTTGGAAGTGATTCGGAACGCGTTTTCAGTCTGTCGCGTGACCTCCAGGGCCCTCAGCTTGCCGCGATGTCGCAAGCAGTGGCGCATATCCGCCATGCGGAGCGGCATGCCACAGAATTGCTCATGCACTGCTCTGACGACTATGTGTCTGTGAGCTCTTGGCAGAGCAAGCAGCAAGCGGCACGCAAGTCGTCTAGCACTGCGCAACAATATCTCCATCAATTGATCGACGAGGCAAAGCTGCTGGTCTAGAGCTGAGGCGCCTTTCACTTGTCTTGCCCAGTATGGAGGTCACTCGCACTTGTAGCGGCACGAAACCCTCGACTCACCTCCTCCAGCGCATGCATCAACTCGTCCCACAGCAGCTGCCGCACCTTGGCCTCATCGGTCGCGGCAGCCAGCTGCGGGGCGAGCGTGTCGGGGATGCGCTCAAGCGCCACGCGCAGGCCGGTGCCGGCCTCGGAGATGGCCTGCTCCACGTCTGCACGCGGCAGCAGCTCGCCCAGCTTCTCGGCCAGTTCGATTTGCGCCATGTGCGCGTCCGTCTCGGCCTTGTCCGCCAGCGCCTTGGCCTTGCGCTTTGCGTCGCTGGTCTGCGGCTCGTCGGCGTCGTCCTGGTCGTCGCTGCCCTCGCCCGCCAGCACAGCCCCACGTGCTTCAGCGTGGCGAGCAGCGACGCCGGCACGGGCCGGATCGCGCGTCTGCTCGTACAGCGCCAGCGATGCGCTCTTGAGATAGCCCTTTCCGCCCTCGGCCTGCACCAGGCGCCCGTTTCGCTTGAGCTCCACGATGTAAGACGGCCGGCAGCCGATGTAAGCCGCCAACTCCTTGCCTGTCACCACCACATCGTTGTCAGTCATACCCAGTACTCCACTTCTTCCATTTCTTTCAAGGCCAGCAAGACTGGAGAAAACGCGCGCGTGTGAGCGTGTGCGGGCTGTGCGGGAACGTGTGCGGGACGCATATCGCCCGAGACACTCGCGGCAGTAGCGATGTGCGGGATGTGCGGGATGTGCGGGCACTCACACACGCGGGAGCGTGTAGGCGTCATGTCGAGGGCGGTGCCTCGCGCGCCTGCGCCCACGTAGGAAACAAAACGCCCGCACATCCCGCACAGGCCTACTGCCATCAGCATCTGCGCCCGCACAGAAGCCCGCACACCACCCCGCACGTCCCGCACATGACCAGGCGCAGTGCTCATGCGCGCCCCTTGTATTCGTTGAACGCGCCGCGGAACCCGACCACTTCAGTGCCCAGCCAGGACGATTCGGTCTGGTCCTGGGGACATGTCGCATTTCCCAGCAACAGAAACCCATGCGGGCCGTGACTGGTCTGCTCGATCAGGTATCGCTTGCGCGCGCGATCCGGATGCGTGATGCCTCGTTTGCGCACCAGCGCGTTGATGAACTTGGGCGACGGCGCCGGCTTCACGCCCTCACGGCCGCACCAGACCTTGTAGACCTCGTACCACTCTTTCGATGGCGCCGGCCGCGGCTTCAAACCAGGAATGTCCTGGCCGTACAACTCGTCCAGGAAGCGCTGTGGGCTGTCTTGCCCCAGGTTGATCAGCTCAGCTTTAGCGGCGGTCATCGGCGGATTGGTGCCGTTGCTGAAGTCGCCAAGGTCCACCTGCAGCAGGTAGTGATGCAGCGCTGCGGTGCCGCCAGCGCGGATCTCCGCCAGCACCTCCTGGTAGAAGTCGGGCGGCAACTTGTCCGGCGTCCAGATCACCGCATGCCGGCGGTCGTCCTCCTCGAGCACAACCGGCATCGCCTCGTTCGACAGGAACACCAGGTTGGCGTGGTTGTCTTCTTCGTAGGCCTGGATGTTCTTCGGGTTGATGCGGATGCGGTCGCCGGTGATCAGCGCCTTCAGCTTGTTCTTGAGGTGATACACCTCGGTACGCGCCACCACTTCGTCCGCGAGCAAGAACAGCTTGCGGCTGGCCCAGTCGTTGAACTTGTCCTCCAGCGCGGACTGGTCCAGCACGCGGCCGTATTCGCCGAACAGCTTCATGTACTCGTCGAAGAACATGTTCTTGCCGGTGCCTTGCGGCCCGTGGATCACGATCGTCGATTTCATCTTGGCGCCCGGGTGCTGCAGCGGGTACGCCAGCCACTTGATCACCCAGTCATAGAGCATGCGCTGGTTGGCTTCGTTGCCGCACATGTGCCACAGCAGCAGCAGCTTGTCGCAGGTGCCATCCTGCGGCACGGTCGGCCAGCCCGCGAACAGGTTGCAGGTGATACCGGGCTTGCAGCCGGATGGGTCGAAGTCCACCTCTTGCACACGCACGATGGCGCGCTGCGGGCTTTCCAGCCATGCGCGGTGCAGCTCACGCCGCACGCAGGCATCGCGCATGTCGCCGAGCGCCACAAGCATGTGCTCCTGGTGATCGAACACCGTGCCGCCCTGCCCATACACCAACGCAAAACGGCTCAGCAGTGCATCAATGCTGTCGATGGGCTTGAGGAGTGCCTTCCCCGCGCCCCCGGTGCTGGGGATAGAAGCGGCGCGTTTTTCCACCGGTGCCCGCCACGATAGCTCCGTGATGCGGGCCTCCACCTGCGCGCGCACCACGTGCAGGCCTTCGGCCAGGTGCAGATCATTGAAGTCGCTGACCTTGCGCCCGTGGTCGATATAGTTGGCACAGCGAGTGGCCTCATCGGCGAACATCGGCAACAGCGCTGCACCGCGCACGTCCAGTGCTGCGGCGCTGGCGCCGAGCATGCCGGCGTTCTCCGCCTTGTGGTCTTCGCCGCAGGTCGGGCACGTCTTCGGGTGGTCGGAGAGCACCAGGCGCGACTTGCATGCGCGGCACTTCTGCAGCACGTCGTCATCGCCACAGATCAGCACCTTTGTGCTGCGGTACCGCTTCGCTAGCGCGCTGGCTACTGGCATCAGGTTGCCGGCATCGAATGCCACGGCCACCGGATATCCAGTGGCCATGTGCAGGCTGGCGGCGGTGGCGTAGCCCTCGGCGATGAGCAGCACCCACTGCGGCGTGCCGCCGATCAAGTGGAAGTGCCCACGCTTTGCCAGGCCGGCCGGCCAGAACTCCTTCACCGGCTTGCGCTGCTGGTCGGCCTGCTTGGCGGTACGCAGCAGCTGCAACCCGTGGATGGCGCCATTGCCATCGAGCAGCGGCACAACGGCAATGCCTGATCCGCCGTACCGCAGGCCAAATCCTTGCACGCCCTTGGCGGTCAGGTAGTCGGATTCGCCGTCATGCAGAGCCTTGCCCCACGCCCGCGTGGCGCGTTCGGCAGCGCGGCGATTTTCGTCCTGGCGCGCTGCTTCTGCACGGCGGCGGTCTTCCGCCAGCCGGCGCTTCAATGCCTCGCGCTGCTCGGCGGTGAACTCGCTGTCACGCTTGCGCAGCTCCACCTTGAGCGCGCCGTTGTCGTTGCCGCGCCAGATGCCGTAAGTGCCAACAATCAGCACATCCGTGCCGTTGGTCTGCAGCTCGTGCAGCACATACCAGCCGCGCCGCTCGCGCGAACATTCCACCTTGCAGCGGACCATGCGGCCGCTCGCATCCAAGCTGTCGAGGATCAGACCCGCGTCGCGCAGCTGGCCAAGCACATCATCGTAATTCGCCAACATTCAGTAACTTCCAGCCGCGCTATCTACCAAGGGAACGGGGTCCGAATTACCCGCATCGGGGGTCGGCCAGGAGGACCCATCGCCCGGAGCTGACTGCCCCGCCCGTTCATTCAGATTCAGTGCCTCGCCATGCGCGCGCGTTCTTTCCGCCGCCTCACGGGGAGATGGGGCGCAGGGCAGCGGCAACACGCCTTGCGCGTGCACGCCTGCGGCATCGGCATGGCGCAACCGCTCGCGCTCGGCCAGCGCGTCATCGCCGGCCAGGCCAGGTGCATCGCTGTAGAGCAGGCGCAAGGCCTCGGCCACGTGCTGCTGCGCGACGGGGCTCAAGGCGCGGCGGATGTGTGCGGCGCGGTTGGTCGTCATGTCATGCACGCTTGCGGCCCTTGGCTGCCGCGCGGCGAACGTTGCGCTCCAGGCGGTGGCACATCGTGCGGATCGCCTGCAGCTCGTCCACCATCAGGTCGGCTTCCTGCAGCGACAGATGCGCATCGTCCAGCGCTTCGAGCGCAACACCAGACAGGCGCCCCGCGTGCTTGGCAACGTGCAGCAGCTTGGCTTGCATCGCGGCCACTTCATCCGGCCAGCCGTTCTCCGGTGCGGGCGGTACGAAGTCCATCGCCAAATCGAATTGCGCGCCCAGCGATTGAATCCAGCACGTCGCCTGCGCCTGCCCGGCACTCAGCTCCTGCATCCACTCGGTGAGCATCTCCGCCATCTCCATCGACAGCGACTCACCCTCAAGCCCTCGCAGCTTCTTGCGGAGCGATTCTGCGGCGATGGCCTTGCCACGACGCTCTGTCAGGTAGGCAGCGGCTGCACGCACATTCCCCGGCATTTGCGACACCGAGTTGTACAGCGCGTCGCGCCAGTAGATGTCTGAGCGTTGGCACGTCATCGCGCGGCACCCTGAAACGCTGCGCAGTTCATCGTGGTGGCGGATTGGTCGGCCGACGCACCATGTGCGTCATGCACACCACCCCACTCCTTAGATTCACCGCCCTCCGACGCTACGACACGCGCACCGGTGTCGGCGACGTCGTCGCCGTCTTTTTCGTTGCTCAAGAGGCCCGCCAAAAACAGGGCAGCACTTGTCGTCATCAGCGTAACGGCCAGTACCGCCCGAGCCAGCTTCGCGGTGGATAACGCACTAGATATCCGAGCGACCTGTATCGTTCGCGGCTTGATGCCCCACTCACCGTGCATCGCGGTGCTCCAGAAATCTGAGCGGCCATCGAACTCGTCGACGGCGTTCTATCAGCGCACTCCACTCATCCGTAGTCAGACAAAGCTCTGCGACGTCACCGTTATCGTGAACCGGTAGGGTTCACCCCCGTTTTC